CTTCAGGTAAATCCAATACTGCCGATAACCGCGCGCTGCTTAATTCCTCTGATACGTTAAATTCATTCATTGACGTTTGGGCTAATAAATAAAAATCGTCGGCGCAATAAACGGTAACGATGTTATTTCCGCCCAATTCATACGAATAGTCATAATTGACAATTTGCCCTACAAACAATTCGACAAACGTATTAGCGGTGTTGTAACGCCCAAACGAAATGCGACGTAACGGGGCAAGGGTAAATTGCCCGTCAGGGTCTACAAATGGGCTACTTGAGTACAGCGGGTTTAATATCCCGCCTGCCAGCGTGTCATCTAACGTAAACGTCATGGTGCCGGCGCTGAATTGGTCGCCAATATCGCGACGCCCACGATTAACGGTAATGCTTTTGCTGTATTCCATCATTGGCGCAAACTCGCTTACACCATCTAGCACGTACTCGGTTCCATCTAATAGGCCACGCGTCGCGCTATCCAAAGTAAACGCGTTGAGCATAAACCCGGTATCTATAAATAGTTCATAGTCACCGCTGGCAACTACCGACGTAGCCATTATGCCACCGCGATATTTGCCGGGCCTGCCGCCCTGTTGTATGCGCGTATAGCGTTTACGATTGCTTCGCCGGCGGTTGCGTTAGGCACAAGGGTAGACAAATTAACCACTACTGAACCAGTACCGCCTGCCGTACCTTGACCATCGGGCCTACTTGACAATGGGATAACTGCAGGAACTGCTGGCCGTGTAATTGCTTCGCTGAACCCCGCGCTAATACCCTTAATGTCAGCAAGTTTTAGACCCTTAGCCTTAAGCCGTTTTTGTGCTAAATCAAATGCCGCCTCGACACCCTGCAAATATGACTTAGCGTTATCTACGCCAGCCCCAAACCATGACGCTGCAGCCTGTTGGCCAATGGTTGCGGCGGCATATTCTGCAGCCATAACTAGATCGTTGGTTTCAGCAATAGCACCAACACCGCCCGCAATTAGTTCAGCTGCGATAGCCGCGCCGCTTTCCCCGCCAGCGTCTAGCACGGCCTGTAATGCCTGTTGGCTTAAACCCATTTCAAGCAAGGTTTTAACGTCGGTACCGTACTTAACTATCCCGGCTACCTGATCGCGCAAACCCTGTAGAAACCCTGCGCCTGTTTCATCGCCAGCGTCTTTAGCGTCAGCAAAACTAAACGCATCTTTTATGCTGTCGCTCACGTTGGTAGCAAAATCGGTAAACGCTACTTGTGCATCCTGTAATTGTGTTTGTGCATCCTCGAGCGCGGTTTGTAGGTATTTCTTTAACGCTTCGCTTGCCTCTTTTACTTTGTCGGCCATGCTCTTTGCAGCGTTACCCGCGCCACTTAAACCCTTTTCTACTGGGCCAAGGCCTTTGTTTATTTCGCTTAGTTGAGGCCCAAACGGTTTAATGGTTTCCACGCTGGTTTTGGTTGCGTTCTTAAATGTGATAAACGCGCCCGCTGCAACTACAAGCCCGGCAGCAATAGCGGCAGCACCAACGCCAAGGGTTAGCGCGGTGTTAGCAGCTGCAGCCGATGCAGCAAGTGACCAGTTAAGCGCGGTAGTAACAATGGTTACAGCGTTAGCAATTACTTGCGCCGCCTTAAACGCGATAAGCGCTACCGAGATTGCGCCAATAGCGGTGCCTACGGCAAGCAAAACGCTTACGTGGTCTTGCGCCCAATTACCAAAACTAATGAGGTATGGCAATACCGCTTCAACGGCTGGCAGTATGGCCATGCCGATTGCCTCGGCGGTTTCACTTAACGCAATACCTAAGCGCTTAAATTTGCCCTCTGCCGTGTTGGCTGCAACCGCTGCAGACCCGCCAAACGTGCGCGACAACTGCGCCATAACCTCATCGAGGCTGGCACCGTCTTTAATCATTGAGTACAGCTGCGGGGATAACTGGCGCAACGCCTTAAAGTTTCCGCCATAAGCCTTGGATAGCGCGTCGCTAACTGTTGCTAAATCTGTGCCGGTACCTGCCGAAACGTCAAGCGCCAAATTAAGCGCGTCGTTAGCGGTAGATAAATCCTGTGTACCTAAAACAAGTGAGGCAAGCGCGGGCCTTAACTGATCGTCGGCGACGCCAGTTTGCATAGCCATAGCACTAATGCTTTTTTCGGTAGCGCTTATTTGTGCATCAGTAGCACCAACAACGTTTTGCAATGTCTTGGCTAGTTGGGCTTGCGCGGCGCTGTCCTCGATAGCGGCTTTAACGCTGTAACCAGCGGCAGCGGTAAGCGCACCTAGCGCGGCAACGGCTGGCAGAAATGCTTTACCCGCAATGAACCCGGCACGCTCGCTATTGGTTTCCAGTTTCTTAAGTTGGGCAATGGCTTTAGTGAACCCTGAACCGTCAAGGCTGCTAATAATCGGTATGTTAATTGCCACGATTGAACCCTAATTTTCTGTTAGTGCGCCGGGCAACGTCGTTAATTACTAACTCTACTTTGGCTTCCACGGCCTCACGGTTATTAGTAACTGCTTTGTCAATGGCTCGAGGCTGTTCGCCTACCTCGGTGTTTAGGTTGGTAACAAACATGCTTGAGGTATTACGCCCGGCATGGTCATAGATTGCGCCAGCTGCGTTGGCCTGTTGAATAACCATTAACTGGTATGGCTTACTGCCATATACCACTTGCTCATTATGGGTTACCACGCCATCGGTAGTGCGGTTGTAGTTCACGTAGCGCTCTTTGCTGGCGCGTACACCTACCTTTACCTTAAAACCCTTTTGCACCTGATCGGTACGCCATGACGTGTTACGGCCCTTAATAAGGTTGCCACGCCGCATACCGCTTAACGGTTCCCCGGTGCCTTTGCTGTTATCAAAATTTGCCACCATGCTGCGAGCCTCGGCAACAATTACTTCGCCCGTGCTTTGTATTTGTTTTGTAATCTCTTTGCGATATTGCGGGTCAAAATCATTTAAGGCTTTTAACGCCTCTTGAATGCCATCTACTTGGGGGATAGCCGAACGCGACGCCATTATTTACCGCCACGTTGCTTATTTAGTATTTCAATGGTGGCGTTCATATCGTCTAACTCGAATGATATCTCACTAGGCCAAAACCCTGTAGCAACCAAAATTTCGGCAAGCGCTCTACGCACCGTGCCGTTTAGGCTTTTGGGTCTAGTTGTTCTACCACTTCAATAGACGCCAACGATGTTATAAACGCGTCAAGTGTTGCCGGTACCGTTATACCTGCAAACCGTGTGGCCTCGTAACACAAATAGGCTAAATCCTCAACGCCTACACCCGATGCCATCTCGGATGCTTTGCGCTTAAATTTGCGTTCCCAACTAACGATGGTCATTAAGTTAGTTGTTACTTCATGTGAACTGCCGTCGTTAAACGTGGCTTTGAGTTGTAGTTGCATTATGCGCCTTTTCGTGTCGGGCCGTTGCCGGCTTTAATTTATACTTCTAATACTGAGTAAACGCCACCAGTAAAGGTAACGCTCATGGTGCCTAGCGCACCCATTGCCAATGTGTATGGCAAGGCTTCCAAGTATGCACCGGTAAGGGTCATGGTTGGGTTAGTTGCTGTTCCCGGGCTGGTTGCCGATGGTGACCATGAAACGGTTACCTGCGTGCCTACCAAACTTTTAAGCGTTGCGTAGGTTTCCGATGTTGCAAACGACGCGTAAAGGTCAAGCTGCAGGGTGGAATTTTCAAGGCCTGCCACGTATGAACGCGAGCCAGTACCAAACGCGGTGCTTTCCAATGCTTCAATGGTGCGAGTAAAAACCAAACCTTGGCATTGGTCTTGCAGCGAAACTGCGCCAACGGTTACGTTTGGGTTGCTTAGGTAAGTGCTTGTGGCCATGGTGCTTTAATCCTTTGGTGTGTTCTTGTTATTAGTTTTAGCAGGTTTTGCGGTTTCGTTTGTGGATTGTTCTATAAACCCGCCCTCGACTAGCGCGGCAATGTTAATGCCGTTGGCCTCTGCACCCTCGGCGTCAAACGCTGCACCGGGTACACCTACGCGTGGGCTAATGATTATGTATGCCATGGGGTTTAGTCCTAACTCGTTTGGGCTTGCATCTCTATTGTTAAATCATACGCTGGCATTTCGGCGCCGCCGATGATTGCAATAGTTGGGCGCCCGCTGGTAACTGCCACGTTTTTACCGAGCACCAAACTGGCTAGGTGCATTAGGTTGCGTTGCGCGTCAAGGTTGCCCGGGCCGAGGGTAATAATGCGTACCGTGTAGGTCATTTGCACGATGTTGCCACCGCCGCCATAAACGCTAAACGTAGGGGCATCTATGAACGCACAAGGCGGCACAAGGTTGCGGGGGTCTGTTACTACCTGTAGGCCTGTAATGCTCGTTAGCGAGGCTGCTAGATCGTCTAGCGCCTCATTAAATAGGTCGGTGTAAGCAACGGGCATTATGCCACCGCTGGTTTAGGGATACCCAACAGCATTTTAATTGCCGGGCTTAGACCTACCGAGGCACCGGCAGACATGCCATCAAACGTGGCGAAATCGGTTACAGCCCCACGCTGGCGGTAAAAAAATCCGCCTAGTGAAATGGTGCCAAGCGTTACCTGACCGTTAGGTGACGTGGTGAGGCTGTCAATGTAGCCAGCCTCTTGGCGTCGCGTAAACGCAAGGCTGTTGGCAGCTAGGGCGCATTGCGTTAGAAACGCTGTATCGAGCGCCGACGCTGTACCGATGCCGAGCCAGTCCTCAATTTGTGTAGCCGTAATCCATGTGCAGGTTTCGGTAAATGTGATCGTGCCAGTAGACGCGGTGCGCTGTACGTCTGTACCTACGCAAGCGTAAAGCACCTGATTAGGTACAGGTATTTCGTAGTTAAACAGTAGATCGCCCTCATCGTCAATACCGATGAATAGGTACTCGGGTTTGTCATAGCAAACAAACGTGCCATTAAACGGTACTGCAACGGAACCAACCGTAAAGGTTCCGCCTACAACTAAATCATTAGGTGTAAGAGTTTGCAGTACCGCGTAATTGGCAAGTAACTGTTTATGTGTGACCGTGTAAGCGGCCATAACTGGCCTCTTTTCCGATTAAACGAGTTTGCAGAACTTGGTTGCGTCTGCCATGAACGCGGCAGCGTAACCGCGGT